AAATTGAGAAACCTTGTGAGAACAAGGACGACAACATATTCATGCTGGGGCTTCTTTTAAGTAAGTATAAGGAGCAGAAGAAAGTTGCAGAAGTATTAGGTGTATCCCCAGCACAAGTCACTCGATGGAAGCAGGGTGAGAAAATGCCAGCTAAAAGAATTAAGCAGTGCAAAGATATAATGAAAGGAATTAAGCAATGACATTTCTTGAGTTAGTCCAAATGGATGCAACGCTAATATGGGATGGCACTGAAGCACACCGAGCCCGAAGCATCACTAAAGCCGAGCGATTTGCCTCTTTCTCTGATTATGAGACTAGGGACATAAGTAACTTTAAGCCTAGCCACATCCACCACTTCTTTGACAGTCTTGCGGAGCAGGGGTTGTCTAATAATACAATAAACCACTATGGGGCTATGTTGGTAAAGGTGTTCTCTCATGCAGTGTCTGAGGAGCACATTAGCCATGTACCCAAGTTCAAGTATCGCAAGGTCAAAGGCAACAAGCGACCTTTATACTTTACAAAGTCTCAGATAGACTTAATGTCGTCCTACTTTCGAAAAAGTGCTGACTTCAGAGACTTAGAGTTTTATTTGATCATTGGCATTCACACAGGTATGCGAATAGGGGAGATCAGAAGCATAAACGAGCAAACTCTAATAGTCGATGAAACAGGTGGTTACTCAGTTTATTTAGCTGACACCAAGAACGGCGATAGCCGCACAGTGCCTATCAACGATGAAGCCTTGAGAGCCATCAGGAAACTAGGAACTGATGTCTTTAAGAACTGGAATAGCAAGTTGTTCTACAAGGGGTGGAAGCACATGAGACGCGCAGTGCTTAACGACGACAGGCGTTACACGTTTCATACGACTAGGCATACCTGTGCAACCACGCTGGCTAACAGTGGCGAATTTAATGACTCACTGGTTGCCCTGTACTTAGGACACCGAGACGTCACAACGACACGTAAATACATAAAGAGCCAACCTGATACTCTAAGGTCTATGGCTGAACTAATGAGAGGAGAGCGAAGCAAAACTATTGCAAGACCACAAGCCAAGCAGACTGATCTGTTTGGACTGGAAATTTAAAAGGGAAGTAAAGTAACAATGAAAAATAAAGTAAACACTGTAAGTGATGTTCTCAGGATTAATATATGGACTGAAAACACGGCGGCAAAAGAAGGGAGCATTAGCAGTAGCAATGGTTTCTTCGGGATTCGTATGTCCAGCTGGTGCAACCCAGAGACTGCCCCACCTGTCAAAGTAGGGGGAGCCAACACATGAGCGACAACAGCACACAGGCCAACCCTATCTCAGAAGCATACAACGAGACCATGAAACAAGATGGCAGACGTAAGTTTAACGAGAAGTATCAACAGGCAGAAAACGTAACCGAGCAAGCACCAGAATACAGCCAACTCAAGCAAGTCCTAGACTTAGTGGCTGATGGTTTATCCAAAGACATCGAGGAAGCTAGACAAGGCAAAGGCCGCCGCCCAACGTGGCTTAATGACCTTATGCACTTAGACCCACGACAGCTGGCACTCATTGGTCTACAGACTTGCTACAATGCAGTCTTGAAAGACAGTACGCTCAGTAGTGTAACACAAGAAATAGGCAGTCTCATAGATCGTGAGTGTCTAGCACTTGAGCTACTTCACAGCGACGACGAGGAAGCCAACAAGAACAACAGACGAATAGTCAAGATGGTGTCTGAAGCCCACACGTCTGCACATGTTAGACTGAAGGCTCTCAGGAACATTGCAACCAAGAATGGCACTAGGTCAGTCTACTTTGGTATCGAAGAGAAAAAGGGTGATCGTAAGATGCACATGAAGCGAAGGACATCCAACGCCGCCCCAGTTCTTTCAGCCATCTTTCAGTATTGTCATGTGTTTCAAAAGGACACGCAGTACACCACCCCTAAGAACTCCATTACAAGGCTTTCGTTTACCGATGAAGCCATGAGACAGATTGAGAGAAGCAAAGAGTATCTCCAGTGGTCACAACCGCTACTAAAGCCCATTCCTATGGACATCCCGAACCCGTGGATAGGCTTCCACACAGGGGCTTACAAGGACTGGAGACTAGCTGAGTGCGTAAAGCTGGTTAGAGGGGCATCAGCGAAGCAGATTGAGGCCATAGAACACAGTTTCAAAGGGGAAACTCCAGAACACTTTAGAGCACTCAATGCACTGCAAGAAACGAGGCTGTGTATCAACGAAGAGATGTTGGAAGTAGTCGAGTGGTGCTGGGAGACACGCCAGTCATTCGGTAAGTTTCCAAAGCGAGATACACCAGAGTTTCCAAGGCTACCAACGGATCACATGACAATGGATCAAGAGCTAAAGAAAGCCATCAAAGAAGACCAGCGTGAATGGAGAAACACAGACCGCAGGGTCAAAGGTGCTGAAGCTGTCATGAAGCAAGACTTGCAAATTGCTAATGAACTGGCAGTCCATGATTACTTTACGATCCCTTGGGCATGTGATTTCAGAGGCCGCTTCAATATGGTTCCTTCGTTCAACTACCATAGGGACGACCACATTAAGTCACTCTTTCAGTTTCAAAGAGGACGTGTCGTCGATGGGCAGAACATCAGGTGGCTAAAGATACATATAGCTAACTGTAGTGGCTTTGAGAAGATCGACAAAGCACCACTAGATGAACGTGTGGCTTGGTTTGATAAAAATGAAGGTGTGCTGTTGGACATGGCTAAAGACTATAAGTCTAGTCTGGGTCAATGGTCTGGTGCGGACTCTCCTTTTCAGATGTTAGCCGCTATCTTTGAATATGCACGTTACCTTGAGGAAGGTGAAGACTTTGTTGGCTTCATACCGATCTCACTTGATGGGACTAATAGTGGCGTTCAGCATTACTCAATGCTTACTTTAGGTGAAGATGAGGGTAAACTTGTAAACCTTGTTCCACAGGCTGAGATGGCTGACCTCTATCAGACAGTAGCTGACAAGGTACAAACGAGGCTTAAGACTGATCTAAGTGACAGTAGTGACTTTAGAAAGAACCCCATCACTAAGGCCGAACTAGCGCGTATTTGGCTAGACTATGGTGTGGATCGTAAGCTGTGTAAAAGACCATCAATGGTATTTGCTTATAGTTCCGTTGCGGCTGGTATGACTGGTCAATTCATGGAAGACGTAATGAAACCGCTACAGCGTGACGTCAGCTATGGAGACATCGAGTTTCATCCGATTGCGAGGACTAATAAGGAGCGAAAAGTTGCCGCTAGATACCTTGCTGAACATTGTTACGATAGCATTGTGGAGACACTGCCCAAGGCCGCTGAAGCAATGAAGTGGATACAGTCGTGCACCAATGTTCTCAGCAAGCAAAACAAGCTGGTCAACTGGACTTCACCTAGTGGCTTTAGGGTCTTTCACAACTACTTAAAGAGGGACAGGGTGGAGACTAAGATATTCCTGTTTGATACTGCGGTGGGCGAGAGGACTAGGTCTAAGGTCTCCTTATCGCTAGATACTGGTAAGGTGGATGTCAGGAAGAACACAGCCAGCGTAGCGGCTAACCTGATACATTCACTTGACGCCTCTGGCATGGCTAAAACCATAGTCAAACTACTAGACTCTGGGGCTACTGAGGACTTCTTTATGATCCATGATTCATTTGCAATCTCAGGAGATGTAGACGACCTCTACTATGGGGTACGTGAAGCCCACATTGAGATGTATGAGGCCGAAAACCTGTTGCTGAAGTGGCAAGAGGAACTCAGGCAACAGCTGGATCATCCGTTTGACTTTGAGAGGTCTGAAGTAGACCCAATACCACAAATGGGAAACCTAGACTTACAGGGGATAAGGGACAGCCAGTTTTGCTTTAGCTAATACTTTTGTCACCCTTAAGAAGCCCCTGAGTTCCCTCCCTCATCTTAAGACTCTAGGGACTTCACCTCCTCCCAAACTAAAGGCCATCTATAGACTCTATAGGTGGCCTTTTTCTATAGAAAGACAAAAGAATGGCTAAGAAACAAAAGATAAACTTCCAGACTCCTACAGGAGTGGCTAAGTACCCCCACCTCTTGAAACCTGACACAGCCTTTGACAGCGAAGGTAAATATAAGTCAGAACTATTGTTGTCTCAGGAAGACGCAAAGCCCTTAATAAAGATCATTGAGGATGCGGCTAAAGAAGAACACGGGAAGGCTCATTACAGAGTACCCTATATGACTGACGAAGAGACTGGGGAAGTGGCTTTTAAGCTACAGTCCAAATACATGCCTGAGTTCTATGACACAGCTGGTCAAAAAGTACCAACCAATGCTTTACCACAGATCGGTGGTGGTAGTCGACTGAGACTCAAAGGCTTCCTAAATGTCTACAAAGTCAGTGGTCAATGTGGGGTGTCTATCACACTACAGGCTGTCCAGATTGTCGAAGCCATCCAAGGTATGAATGGAACAGGCTTTGGAGCAATCGAGGAAGGTGGGTTCACTGTGGACACATCAGTAATCGATGAGCCATTTGCACCTACTGGGAATGCAGACAACTTTGACTT